TTGATAGGATGAGCCTCTACGCTGACTTTCTCGCTGACGCTAAAGAGATGATCGCGGACTTCGGCGTGGCCGGAACCGCCAACTCTGGGGCCATCACCTTCCAGTGCCTTATCTCCGACCCCGCCGTCATGACCGTCCTCGAAGCAGGGGGGTACATGGAGCGGACCCAGTACTCGGTCAGGATGCCCGCTGTAACGGCCTCCTGGACGCTCCCAGACGGGTCTAATGGGTCATCGGCGGCCCTACTGTCGGCAGGCGTCCCCATCGCCAGCCTAGGCCAGGGGAAGAAGATTGTCGCCGGCGGGAAGACCGTCCGCATCACGACCCAGACCTACAAGCCCGGGTCGGCATGGATCACGCTCGTCGTCATCGACGATAACCAGTAAAGCCGTGGTCAAGGTCACCATTGAGCCCAAGTCTCAGGCTGACTTCCTTGCCGCCATACAGAAGTACGCGACTAGGTCCAAGCAGACCCTGAAGGACGCCACCCTAGAGCAGGCCGCCCTGGCTTGCCAAGACGCGGCAAGGTTTACACCGCCCCTGGCCAAGGGCGGAGGCAGGGGTCTAGACGCCTCAGCTGCGAAGGCTGGAGAAAAGGCTGTTGACCGAGATGTCGGCAAGGTCGTCACATCTCTGACGGGCGGAACCAAGAAGACCCAACAGGCCCGGCTCATCAAGCGCCTCGGCTCCCTTTCACTTAGCGACAACCCCGCCCTCTTTTGGAAGGTAGCGGCCAAGGGCTCGAGCATCCTAAACGGTAATCCCTTTCTGGCTAAGGTACTCTCCGACCGTTACAACGGCTTCGGAACCGTCTGGGGCTTCAAGAAATTGCGTAACTACTTCAACAGGATTGGCACCAAGGTCTCCAACGAGTCCGCCAATCAGGCTTACCTGCAAAGCCCGGGCGAAATCAACGCCATCTACAAACCTGTCTACAACCGCACCGGCGGGCGTCTCTGGAAGCAAGGCCATAACGTTAGCGGCGTTAACTGGATGTTTAAGTACGTCGCCGAGAACAAGGCAGACATCGAGACCTACGTCGCCCAGCGCCAGCAGACCGTCGGCGCTGTAAAGTCAGGTTGGGCCATGGCGCTTCGCTCCCTTGCCAAGCCCATGATTAACGGAGTCCCCAAAGACTTTGGGGTCGAACTGCTCAAGACCGCGTGGATTACTAAACACACCTCAGTCCCTGGTCGTAACACTTCCACCTTTACCGACAAGATTGCCGAGGTAACAATCACCAACAGCAAAGGCAACGTCAACGGCATCGCCGATCAGGCCGGTGTCCTCGGCCTCGTCTACGGCAACCGCGTCAAGCAAATGCCCGGACGCATCCGCCACTTGCTCCAGCTCGACATCAACAAGTTTAACAACAAATCATAACCATGGGCACCAAATCCATCCGTCACATCGTCGAGGCCACCGTCGCGACCTACCTCTCGACCCAGACCGGGCTGACCACCGTCACGTTCCTCACGGGCGACAACGCGGCCACCCAGACCCTGCCCAAGGCCGTGGTCGTCTGCGAGTCTGCCCAGGCACCGTCTGACCTCCCCGAGGGCGAAGGCAACTTCTCCTGCTCGGTCCGCATCACTCTCTTCTCGAACGCCGATGACACGACCCTCGCCGATCACCGCCTGCGCTGCGCTGCCCTGTCCGGCAATATGCGTGACCTGGTCTCCATCAAGGCGGCCTTCACGGCCACAGGGGACGCGTCCTGCTATGACGTCACCATGCAGTCCGAAGACGAGGGTATCGACGAGCGCTCCTGGGCGACCTCGTTCACGTTCGACCTACTGGCCGTCTTCCCCGCGTAAGGTTACCAAACCGAGCAACTATAACCATGTGCGCCGCCGTAAATACTGGAACTGTTTGCCTCTACGGAATCGGAGCAGGCCAAGAGGCCTCGCTTTTTGTGCAAAGCTACTCCGTCTCCTCTGGTTTTAATAACGTAGGCACGGTCGTCGATGAGACTGGCCGCACCATTACGGCTCGCTATGACGACCGCCGCTCCGAGATTACGGTCGAGGGCGTGGCAAGCGCTTCGTCGATTCCTGCTCTTGGCGCTACTCTTTCCTTTACGGTCAAGACCGCTTCGGCTTATCCGGGCGGCTCTGCTTCGGTCAGCTTCTCAGGAATCATCACAAAAGTAGACGACCGCGGCAGCTCGAAAGGCTTCGTGACAGTCTCTTTGACTGCCGAGTCCTTTGAAGAAATTACCTACTGATTGACTTCCCTGTTGAGGGGTTAATCTGAAGGGGTGGACCGCCGCTTCCTAAATAGTCAAATTGACCCATCTGGGTTCAAGTTCCTAGGTCGTACGCTTTACCCTTTCTGCCTCAAGTACCGGGTGCGGCTTATGGCCTTCGACTCCCCGCTGGTGACTGGCTCCCGCGGCGTGACGCCTGCCGACCTTATCTTCGCTTGCCAAGTGTGCGCCGAAGAACCCCTAGGCGACCTAGGCTGGCGCGATCAGCTGCGGATGATGCACCTGTCCCGCAACCCTGCCAAGTTCGAGGCCATGCTCGAAGCCTTCGCCGGCTACATCCTAGTGCAGGACTGGCCAAAGTTCTGGGAGCAGACGGCCAAGAAGAGCAGCGGAGGAAGCAAGGGCGTGCCGTGGCCGCTGTCCATCGTCGCCAACCTTATCACCAACGGCATCGACGAGAAGCGGGCGTGGGAGATGCCGGAGTGTCAGGCCATCTGGCTTAACTCCGCCCTGGCTATCTCCAAGGGTGCGGACGTGGCGATCATGTCGCCCGAGGAGGAAGCATTCATGGCCGAGGAGGAAGCCAAGGAGGCGGCGTCGCCTGCTTCCAATCCTGCAAAGGTAACTACTCCCTGACATGGCCCAAGACCTGACAGTCAATATCAAGACCACCTCGGACGTCCCGCAGGCGATGGACCGGGCGAAGACTGCCACGGTCGGCTTTGGCAAGCAGGTCGAGGACATCGGCAAGAAGTTCAGCATGGCCTTTAAGGACATTGCCTTTGCCTTCGTGGCCCCGCTGGTGCTATTGAACTCTGCTATTAACTTTATCTCTGCCGCTATTGAGAAGCGTAAGCAGGACATCAAGGAAGCCTATGATTTCGCAGTTAAGGCAGAGTCTAAGTATCTGGACTCGGAGACTGTTGTCCTGGCTAAAACCCGGGCCGCTAAAGAGCAGGACGAGAAGGATCGCGAGATGGCCAAGACCGCCAAGCAAACCGAGTTCACCAAGTTCCTAGAGCAACCCGGTATGCGCGACAAGGTCGCCGATGAGATTGGCGGCTTTCGAGGCTTCCGTCTCAAATACGGTCTGGACGCCAACTCCGCAGAAGCGATGGCCAAGGCGGCAGACGTGCAGGCCGTCATCTCTAAGATGATTGCCCCGCTTGTTGACGCCAGCAAGAAGACAGTGGAAGACAAGAAGCAGCCAAGCGGCACCAACTTCAAGGGCCCCGAAGGCTTCTCCAACGTCATCGGCGTAGGCGCTAACCCGGTCATGGAGAAGATGACCCGCCAGAACGAGATCATGGAAGAAATCAAAATCATCCTCCAGGAGCAATTCATCCTCAACCGCAACGGCACCGTCCCTGCACCCTTTACCGAACGCGTCCCCCTCACCATGCAGAAGGCGGGCATTGTTTAATTTACCATGACCATCGTCGCTACAGGAAACAATCTCACGACCGACAAAATCCAGCCAGGCTGGACCGTCGTCACGGACGGCTTCGGTCTCGTCACGGCCTCGGCCACCTACAAGCTAGACTGGGCCGTCAGCGCTGCATCGCTCACCGCTCGCGGCACGGCCTTCGGTCAGGCCGGCTATACTTACCTCAAGGCGCACAAGGCCAGCGTCTCGTTCGACTCGCTTCAGTATCAGACCGTCAAGGTGGATTACGTCGGAATCGACCCCACGGTCAACAGTGGAACCCGGACCAAAGCCAACACCTCCGCGGCAAACGGCCTGACCGCCGAGAACATCACGACTCACCCGAACTTCTTCACCGCGGCAACGGGCTACGGTGGCACCGCCCTGGCTGGCCTGCCGGCTGACTTTGGCGGCGCTTACAATGACTCGACCCTTGGGCCTCCGGTGACGGTGATTAGTCAGGCAGCAGGCCCTACCTTTGGAAAGCCCGTTGTGGTCCCTTCCTGCGAAGGAAACTACGGCGCCTGCTTTGAGACCGGCATGGGCGGCCGCTTCATCGGCTTTGTCGACCCGGATTATCCGGACATCTACGGCAAGACCCAGTACCTCGCCCGCACGACGACTTATTCAGGCGTCTGCTATTATAACGACGCCACGTTTGTGCAGGCTCTTTATTTGCTTCTCGGTAAGGCAACCGCTACCAACAGCTGGGGCGCGTCCTTCCCCCTCATCCCAGCTTGGGGACCGACTGGCGCTGGCCTTTACGGAAACACGAATCTGCTTTCTCAAATTAACGTAGAGGAATACGGATCGCTTTATAAAGTGATGTACGAAATTCGATACTCTGTCGAAGGCTGGCCGCTTGATGTTTATATCAACATCTAAGCCATGAGCGTCCAACCAGGAACGGGCTATACCTTTACGTCCTCTAGCCTAGGGACTAACCTCAACATCGAGAAGCCCTGGGCACCTTGGGCCATGACCGGATATTTCGAGGAGCCAGGACACCCCTTTAAAATCATCAACGTCAGCATCAACGCAGGCGGCAATGTCATCTATCAGGTCGAGTCCGGCACGATTAACAATATCGTCCCGACCCTCGATGATTACATTTCCTCGACAACGGTTTTACTTGACCGCGTAACCGCTGGCGTGGCCAACCCGCCCACAGGTGAACTAGTCTCTACTAATTACGATGCGACCACCAAGACGTCTTATATTGTTTTGCGGACTGGACCTGACGCGTCGACCAACGACTACCCGTCCTCAGATGTGACAAGTGTTCGATACCCTCAAGTGATCGGCGGCAACGACCAGTACCCTGCCGATACCGATACGCAGGCCTTTGTAATCATAGGCACTATCACCGTCGACAACGTCACCACCCCGACGACCTTCACGGTCAGCCAGAACATCACCGGCTCGCTGTGGGCCGACCGCCTTAAGCTCGGCACTATCACGGCCAAATATTATTACGCTCGAATCTGATGCCAATAATCGGAAACAGCTCGTTTTTCCCTACATGGGCCTCTTTGCGTCGGCCGATCATGACGACGACGTCGTTTGCAACTGTTGATAGTTTTAACATAGAGTGGAACAACGGATTTAGAACGACCGAAGGAAACGGCTTTGTCAGCCGCGAGCCTAGTTTCCCTTACTTTGGTGGGCCCACTCTTTCTCTAAACCTTGCCCCCTATAATGATTATTTCGTCTTATTTGGCGCCGTCTGGACTCTTGAAATGAATCAGGACGAGGCAGACGAGCTCATTGGCTCTGTGGTCACATCTTCAAGTGGAACATTTACACTCAACGCCGACTACTTGACCGCCGCGGGACAAGACGTCTCGGCCTCAGGGTATACCGATCCACCGCTCACGATTGATAAACTGACCGCTTTCTGACCCGACCCCCCCTCCCCCCTTCCAACTCCCGCAACGATAAGACCCGATGAGCTGCACCAATCAAGTAAGCCTGTCGCAAGGCAACTCTTTCGCCTGCACTTTCACGTGGACGCCCGGGGCGACTGGTCCTGCCAACCTCCTTGCCACGACCATCACCTCGACCCTCGAGGACCGCGACTTCAATGAGTACGCTATGACGGTCACGGTTGCCGGCGATGGCCTGTCCTTCACGGTGGCCTACACTGGCTCGACTGCCTCTTGGGCGCTGGGCCTAGCCCGTTGGGACATCAAGTTCGTCTTCCCTGGCTCAACGGTGAGCCGCACCGAAATCTTCCGCGTCAACGTCATCGACTCCGTCACGGTCTAAGACCATGCCCGACGCGATCATCACTTCGACGGCCTCGACCTTCGGGACCATCTCTGGCACCTTTGCGGCTGACCAGTCCACAGTCACCGGCACGGTCACTGGCACGATTACTGGTACGCTGTCGGGTAGCGTCGGCGTCCCTGGGCCCGCTGGCCCCGCTGGCCCCGCTGGCCCCCAAGGCGCTCCTGGTCAAGGCGTGGCGGCTGGCGGTAGTACCGGGCAGGTGCTCCAGAAATTATCCTCGACCTCCTACGACACTGGCTGGGCGACCCTTCCCGCTGATTACATCAACAGCGTCTCTGCCCCGCTGGCCGTTGCCTCTGGCGTCCTATCAGTAGACCTATCGACCTACCTTCCTCTGGCTGGAGGCTACATGACGGGCGCCATTTTTAATACCAATGGAATCGGTGGCCTGTATTTAAACAATTTCTCATTGGGTGCTGATCGGTATACAACCGTGAGTTGGAGCCAAATCAGCCTGTGTGGTGGCTCAGGCTCAACTGCAAAGACTATGACGATCCAAGGGGACGGCATTACGTTTTGGCATGGTGGAATATCCAAGCAGACGGTGGCTTACCCTGGAGCTGAAATCTTGTTCGACAACGCAGCGCTGACTGGCAACCCTAGCGCCCCGACCCCGGCTACCTCGGACAACAGTACCAGCATCGCCACCACGGCCTTCGTCAAGGCTCAGGGTTACCTGACCTCCGCTCCTGTTACCTCGGTCGCAGGAAAGACCGGCGTGGTGACCCTCGACAATACCGACATTTCTGGCCTAGGCTCTCTTGCCGTAGTCAATGACGCCCCGTCGAACGGATCGCAGTACGCCCGGAAGAACGCGGCTTGGGATGTGGTCATCTCCGGCGACCGATACCTGACGACCTCGACGACGAGCAACACTGTCAGCAACGGCAACAAGACCTTCACGATCGGCACGGGCCTCTCGTACACGCCGACCCAGAACATCACGATTTCTTACGACGCGTCGAACCATATGCACGGCGAGGTGCTGACGTACAACTCTGGCACTGGCGTCCTGACCGTGGACGTTAATCACCACACCGGGTCGGGTACATACGCCTCTTGGGTGGTCAACGTGGGCGGCGTCACCCCTGCGACCTCGGTAGCCTGGGGAGCCATCACCGGCACGCTTTCGACCCAGACTGATTTACAGGCGGCGCTGGATTTAAAGGCCAACTCTGCCGACTCCGCCCTTACGGGGAACGTCACGATCACGTCGAACTCGACAGGTGCGGCGCTATTCATTCAGCAAGCTGGCACAGGCAACATCCTGACCCTGCATGACCAGGCTTCGGACACGACCTTCGTGGCCATCGACCAGAACGGCAAGGTTAACACCATTCTTTCGACCACGGCCAATGCTGGGTTCAACATACCGCACGGCTTTGCCCCAAATACGCCAGTTGATGGAGACTTTTGGACGACGACCAATGGCCTGTTTGGCCGCATCAACTCAGTCACACAGCAGTACGTGAACGTGTCCAACCTGACTTCGACCCTGACTTCGTACATGACCAAGGGTGCAAATCTGTCTGACGTTAATAGCGTCGCCTCGGCGCGAAACAACCTCCAGCTCGGTACTGCACAAACGGTGGCCTTCCGGGCGGTTAACCTGTCAGAAGGCGCGCCTGAAATTGACGACACGCTTTCGATTTTAAATGTAATTACCTCAAGCAGTGGTTATGGAGTTGCCGGAAGCACCGCCTCTTACGTAGACGATGGCTTCGGTGCGGCTATTGTCAGCGAGTCTGGTTCATTCTCTATAGATAAGAATAATTTTAGTCTGGCCCTCTATCCGACTTACGACAGCAGCAATCCTTCAAGCCCTACGTCTGGCATCGAGTTAAACTATGTCACCGCAACAGGTGTCCTAAGCCTGCGGGCTTATGATAACCCTGGCTCCACCGATTACGTAACCACACTTTCTCCGTTTGGTTTAATTCTTCCTGCTTCTGGCGGATCTATCACCTTCGGGGACGCTACCGTTCAGACCACGGCCTTCCCCGGATTCGCTGGCTACGCCACCGAAACCTTCGTCACGTCTCAGGGATACATCACCTCGGCTGGCGTTCCGGCGTTTGCTACGGCGGCACAGGCTCGCACGTCCACTAACACAACGACGTCCCTTTCTCCCGAGAGTTCAGTCTGGCAGCATATGTCCGCTGCGTTCTTGGAGGTTCCGAGGGCTGGCTTTGCGTTAACTAACGTAGGTACAATGGGCACAACTCAACACGGCTGGCTTGGCACACAGTTTGCCCTTGGGACTGTCGGTGCTTGCAGCGGAAGAGGCCGGGTATTTGGGGGTTCGCAAGTTGACCAGAGTCTGTCGATGATGTCTAAGACGACGCTTTTTGGTATTAATTTTTCAAAGCCAACTTGGTGCAGTGGTCGCGCTTATCCTAATAGCACCATCACCGACCCAAACGTCACCGCCGGTTGGTACTTTGGGAAAGCAGAAAATACGGGTGCTGGCGACTTGGCTCGGCGCGGCTTCGGATGGGAAGTCATTGGCAACGCTACGACCCGATACCTTACCCTTACGGTTCACAATGGCACAACGTTAACCAAGGTTACTTCTTCCTACGTTGTTACGAGCGGAACTATCTTTGACTGGGATGTTATTTCTGACGGAGCCGGGAACGTGACTCTTTACGTTGAAGGGGTATCCGTTGCGACCACAGCGCTAGGCCCGACTGGAGACACAAACTATTCTGGAACACGCCCAGTAATCTGGCAGGAAGAATTACGCACCACCGCTTTGACTACTTCTGTTACCTTCGCATTTGGCCGAGGTCGCATCTACATGGCTCTCTGATTATGCGCTACACCATAAACACCGTTGGATTAACCGTTGAAAATTGGCAGGCCCTTCGGGTGGCTGTCTTCGGTGACGCCCAGCCTATCTTTGAAGAGTTCGGAGGCGGTGCTCCCTACGTCGTGGAGTTCGCTGAACCTGTCACCCCCGCCGACCTCGGCCCCCTCGTCAAAGTCGAACTCATCTCCAACGACCCCCAATGATTACCCACCTCATCGCCCTCCTGATTGGCTTCGTCGCCGGTGCTCTCGTCTTCCGTAAGCACGCTGGCAAAGCCTCCGAGCTCGAAGCCAAAGGCCGCCAAGCCCTCGACGCCCTCAAAGGCAAGTAAGCCGTGCGCTCGCTCCTGGTCATCGCTCTCTGCCTGACCGGGTGCAGCACGTCTCCGACTGACCCGCTGCCGAAACAGCCGGACGCCCCGACCTCTCAGGCCGTCGTCACGACCCTAGGCAAAGACCTCGACAAGACGGATCACCGCGTCGGCGCCGCCCTTGTGGTCATCGAGCGTAACGCTACCTCCCCCAAGGTAGTCGTCGCTGAGTCCCGCCTAGCGCAGTCCTATCTGCCCGCACCGCCCGAGGCCGATGTCGCCTTCGCCATGGCCCGTGCTACCAAGGCCGACCCGCTCGACTACAAGAAGCAGATGGAGTTCGGCCGCAAGTTAGCGACCGCCGTCACCTTAGCCTGGGAGAAGCTCGAGGCCGACCAAAAGGAAGCCGCCCGCGTCTCTCAGCTGAAGGACGCCCGCATCAAGGAACTCACCGCCGAGGTCGAGCGCGTGAAGCGTGAAGCGTCTGCTAATCTCTGGACCCTAGGAGGGATAGGCTGTGCCCTAATCGGGGCAGTCGCTATGGTCGTGGCCGGCCCCAAGGTAGGCATCCCCCTGCTCCTCTCAGGTGCCGCCATCGGTGCCTTCCCCTTCGTCGTCGACTCTGAGTACTTCTCCTACATCGCCGGCGGGACTCTAGCCTTGGCCGCTGGCCTTGGCATCTATTGGCTTTGGGACCGAGTACGCGACAGCGCCAACGCCCCCTATGAGCCGCCGCAAAAGTAAAGTGAAGGTCGTCTGGCGTAAACTCGGCAAGGAGAAGGCATGGGGTCAGGCCACGATCGGCGAGAACCTCATTGAGATTGACCCCCGTCTCGGTGCTAAGCGTCAGCTCGAAGTCCTCTGCCATGAGCAAGGGCATCTGACCTTCCCGGATAAACCCGAGGCCGAGATTGACCGACTAGGCAAAGACCTCGCCGCCCTCCTCTGGGCTCAGAACTACCGCAAGGTGGTCCTCGCCCCTAACGCCAAGCCCCCGCGTATCACATGACCACGGAGACGTTCACGACCATCGTCGTCCCAGGGGTTGCCTCGGTGGCCTACGCGTCCGCTGGCATCGCCTGCTTCTTCGCCCATCGCCCTGCCTTGGCCGTCATGTGGCTGTGCTACGCCGTCGCCAACATCTGCCTGCTGTCCACCGTCCTCCGTAAATGAGCCCGCCCCCTCCCATCGACCCCGAGTCCTTCCCGAAGGAACTGAAGGACGGCGTCATCGCTTCCATCCTTGGCGGCCTTGCGATGACGGCTAGACTTCTCCTATCGCAGGAGCCGGTCTCCGTGGGCTGGGTCATCCGCCGCGTCCTCGCCGCCGCTATCACCGCGGCCTTGGTCGGTTACGCCATCACGGATCACATCGAAAGCCCGGGCCTCCGCATGGGCGTCGTCGGTGCCGCCGGCTACGCAGCGCCAGAATGTTTAGACTTCCTTATGCGTTGGATTAAAGAACGCGGAGAAAAGGAAGTCAGCGCCGTCTCTGGAAAGAAACCCCATGGCAAAAGCAAAGCCCCTGCCAAAGGAAAGCGGAAGCGCTAACCTGCTCCTCGCGGTTACGCTGCTCACGGCCTTCGCTGGCGTGGCGGCCTTGTCGTCGGCCTACATCTCCGGCTACGTCCTCGACACCCTCCAATCTCGGGACGCCCTGGTCATGATCGTGACGGACTCGGGCATCAAGTCCGACTCGGCCACTGTCGAGCAGGGTCTCTCAGCTGCGACCCTAGCGCTGAAGGCTGTCCGCGACCTTGGCTGGGCCTTGGCTGTGGGGTGCCTAGGGGTGGGGTTGGCGGTCTTCTTACGCTCCCGCCGTCAAAAGGCCTAGGAAGGGCACGGAGAGGGGTCTATTGGGGTGCCCAGTGGCTGACCTTGCCACTGCTTTGGGGTGGCAATCTTCCTTGCGGAAAGGTGCTTGACGAATGCAATTCAGTCAGGCAAGGTGCTTGTCTTCCACCAATACACATGACCACTAACACCACGACCCTCGACACCGCCCGCATCACCATCAAGTCCTTCAAGACTGTTAAATGGATGAGCGAAGAAACCATCTGCTTCACCGCGTCCGTCCTCATCGACGGCAAAGTGATCGGAGAAGCAAGCAACGAAGGCCACGGAGGTTGCACCTTCGTCCGCTTCATCGGAGACGCTTGCCAGACTTGGGACGCTCACTCCTCACTCATCGCCGACCATGTGGACACGCTGGCAGACGCTGAAGTGAACAAGAAGGAGATTGCCCGCATCGTCGCTAAAATCCGCCGTGATGCCATCAAGAAGGCTCAGTACCTCAAGACGACCACCCAGAAGGGTTTCGTTGCTGGCTTTAAGAATATCACCGACCTCAATCGTGCCAAGGCCGTCGAGCAAGCCAAGGCCAGCCCCGACTTCAAGACGATGGTCGCCGACATGACCGACTCCGAAATCACCGCTTGGTTCATCGTCTAATCTCCCGCACATGAAACTACTCCTCGCCCTCCTCGCTGGCCTCGCGCTGGCCCTGTACGTCCTCGCCCTGGCTGACGGCCCTGACCTGCTGGACATCATCAACCGCTTCTAATTTCCCACCATGCCCAACGCCCAACACCCCTACACCGAGACGCTAACCTTCGCTGGTCGCGCCCTCCACCTCAAACGCCCGATGGCCGAGTACGCCGCTCGACGCCTTCAGGCCATCCTCCCGCAGATCGCCGCGCTGAACGCCGCCGGCAAGTCTCAGGGCGACGCCGCCGCCGCGCTAGAGACCACCGTCACCACCCTGCGTCACTGGCTCGACATCACCGGCACTACTTGGGTCAACCTCAAGAAGCGTGGCCCCTACTCTTCCCGTGCCTGACCCTCTCGCCCACTCCCCCGACATGATCACAACCATCCGACCGAACAAGATGCCCGCCTTCTGGTGGCTCGTTCCCTGGGCTTACGCCCGCACCCTGCACATGAGCGCCAACGCCCTCAAGGCTTACGCTGACCGCCTCGAGGATATTCTCGACCTCCAGAGTCGCACCATCAAGCGACAGGCTGCCGACATCAAACTGCTACAGGCCCGCGTCCGCGATCAGGACGACGCCATCATAAAGGGCACGGCCATCACCCCAGACGCTTATCCCCATG